CAGTAGATAACAATACCTATTTGACAACGGCAATAATATCAGGCCTTGTCCCATACACTGGAGCAACAGGCAATGTTGACTTGGGTATCCATAGACTAACAGTTAAAGGATTAACACTAACAACTGACGATGTTCAAATGATTGGATTAACTCCTACATCCGCAATAAATGATTATTTTGAAATAGGTAATTTTGGTGGGGGAGTATCAGGATTCTTGGTTGACTTTGTCAATAACAGGTATTTTCTTGGGGATAGGCTGAATGCTGTTAACGGTACCTATATCAAAGTTGACGATGCCAACAGCCGAGTAGAGATAAGCAAAGCTATCTATACCAATGCTAGTACAGGCACAGCAGGTCAGATATTGACAAGTCAGGGAGCAGGACTTCCTGCAACTTGGTCAACAGCATCTTATTTAGTTCCAAAGTATGGCTCATTCTATGACACCACTACTCAGACAACAATTGGAAACGAAAATCTTCCAATGAAACTAAATAATACTGACGTTGCAGCTACAAGCGGATTCAGTATTGCCAATGATGCACTTGGAAGGCCCACAAGAATAACAACAACTGAAACAGGTATTTTTAATGTACAGTTTTCGGCTCAACTGCATAAGACATCAGGTGGTGGTGCTACTCAAATATACATATGGTTTGCAGTAAATGGAGTTGATTTAGCCGATAGCGCTACAACATTGACACTAGCAAATAATGGTGATTTATTAGTAGCTGCTTGGAACTATTTTGTCCCACTAACAACAGGTCAATATGTAGAGATAAAGTGGAGAGCATCAGCAGCAAACATAGAAATCCAACGCAACACAACATTGCCAAGTGTTCCAGGTATTCCTTCAGTAATCGCAACAATACATAGAGTATCATAATGGACATAAGGAAGATATCGATAGGTCCCGATTATAAATCTGGTGCAATCCATTATATCGTTGGGCAGAAAGTACTTGGCGATAGTAATGAGATTCATCTTATTAAGAGGGACCATATCAGCTCTTCCATCAAAATATACATAATAAACAAGAAGGGCGAGATAGTCCTTTGGAAAGAATTTAATCAAACGATTCCAACTTCAATCGAATTTAATATAGATTTTTAATGAAATCACCGACTCAATTTATAGTGAAACCTGTAAATGGAAGTCGATATAACAACACAAAGCTAATATCCGGTATAGAGTTCATTGTAAACACCTCTGAGGAGGATTACAAGTTCTCGAACCGCTATGCTGAAGTTATAGAGACACCATTAAATTACAAGGGGCCAATTAAGAATGGGGATACTTTAATAGTTCACCACAACGTCTTCAAGTTCTATAACGATGTAAAAGGAAGACGTAAAAGCGGAAAGAGCTTCTTTAAAGACGACCTGTTCTTCATTGATGAGGAGCAGTTTTTTTTATACAAAAGTGAAGGCAAGTGGCAAGCATATGATAGGTATTGTTTCGTCAAGCCACTACCTGCAACCGAGAGTTATATAAAGAAACCGTTTAGTTTAGAGCCATTGATGGGGACGATGATGTACCCTAATGAATATTTAAGAAGTAAGGGCGTCAACGAAGGGGACGTTATCTGCTTCGCTCCAAATGGGGAGTACGAATTTGACATTGATGGTGAAAAGCTATATAGAATGTTCGATCATTTTGTAACAATGAAGCTATGAACAACAGGGAAGTAAAACTTAGAATAATAGCAGCCGGACATAAAGCTGTACAAGAACTGATAAAGGTTGCAGAAGAGAAGATAATCGCTCCAGATAACGGAGATGACCTATCAGCAGACAAGCTAAAAAATGCAGCTGCAACGAAAAAATTAGCCATATTTGACGCATTCGATATTCTCAACAAGATAGAATTAGAAAGAGAGACAATTGAATACGCAGATAAAGGTATTAGTAAGGTAGACTCAAAACAAGGCTTTGCGGAAAGAAGATCAAAATAAACTATACTATGTCGCAAAAGACTATATATCACAGCAAACCCTGACAAATAAAAACAGAGGTAGGACCTGGGTATATGGCTACAATGAGCAATATGACGTTGTCGTCATCTCAAAGACAGGACAAATAGGCGAGGTAATAAATATTGCAGGCCTACACATTGCCTTGCCTCAGATACCTAGCAATTGCTACAAAAGAAATGATACGTCATCGGAGCAATATTGGGAGCGACAGCCAGTGCCAAAAGAGCTTGAGAAAATCCCCTCTATATTCAATTGGAATGATAAACCTGCTGAGTTTAAAAACAAGTGGGTTGACTACATAGAGAAAGAATTTGACTATAGAGAACAAGGTTTTTGGTTCTATAATAATGGGAAGCCTTGTTATATAACAGGATCTCATTATATGTACCTACAATGGTCAAGTATTGACGTAGGATACCCAGACTTCCGTGAAGCAAACAGAATACTATTTCTTTTTTGGGAGGCTTGTAAAGCAGACCAAAGGTCATTCGGGATGATATATCTCAAGATAAGACGCTCAGGGTTCTCATTTATGACATCAGCAGAATGTGTCAATCTAGGCACACTCGCAAGAGATGCAAGACTTGGTATCCTGTCAAAGACCGGTGCCGATGCTAAGAAGATGTTTACAGATAAGGTGGTGCCAATCAATAATAAACTTCCGTTCTTCTTCAAGCCTATCATGGATGGTATGGACAAGCCAAAGACAGAGTTGGCGTTCCGCGTACCAGCATCCAAGATAACAAAGAAGAATATGCATGAGATAGGCGATAATGACATCCTAGGTCTCGATACCACTATAGACTGGAAGAATACTGAGGAGAACTCCTATGACGGTGAGAAGCTATTATTCTTAGCTCATGACGAGTCAGGTAAATGGGTAAAGCCAAATAACATCCTAAACAACTGGCGCGTAACAAAAACTTGTTTGCGCTTAGGTAGTAAAATCATAGGCAAGTGTATGATGGGATCAACCTCAAATGCACTCAATAAAGGTGGTGAGAATTTCAAGTCATTGTACTATGACTCTGACGTAACAGTAAGGAACGCCAACGGACAAACAAAGAGTGGGCTGTATGCCTTGTTTATCCCTATGGAGTGGAACATGGAAGGCTTTATCGATAGATATGGGATGCCGGTGTTTAAAAAGCCTGAGAAGGCAATTGTAGGGGTAGATGGAGGTAAGATATCAAACGGTGCTATTGACTATTGGGAGAATGAGGTTGAATCGCTTAAAAATGATTCAGATGCACTTAATGAATTCTACCGACAGTTCCCTCGAACAGAGTCACACGCATTTAGAGATGAAAGCAAGCAGGCGCTATTTAACCTGACAAAGATATACCAACAGATTGACTTTAACGACTCCTTAGTCATGGGGCAATATGTTACTCGTGGGTCATTCTCTTGGAAAGACGGAATCAAAGACACAAAGGTTGTATGGAGTCCAAATAAAAGTGGAAGATTTTTATTGAGCTGGTTCCCACCTGCGCATTACATAAACAATGTGTATGTCAAGAATGGAATCAAGTACCCAGGGAATGAACACTTAGGGTCATTTGGATGTGACCCATACGACATATCAGCAGTAGTTGGAGGAAGAGGGTCCTGCGGATCACTACACGGAATGACGAAGTTTCATATGGATGATGCACCGACAAATGAATTTTTCCTGGAATATGTAGCAAGACCACAAACAGCAGAGATATTTTTTGAAGAGGTACTAATGGCCTGTATTTATTACGGAATGCCGGTACTGATAGAAAACAATAAACCAAGGTTATTATACCATTTTAAAAATAGAGGATATAGAGGATTCTGTATGAACAGACCAGATAAAAACTTTAATAAGCTTACAAAAACCGAGCGTGAACTTGGGGGCATCCCCAACTCATCAGAGGACGTTAAGCAGTCTCACGCAGCAGCGATTGAGTCATACATAGAGAAATATATCGGATTTGATCACACAGGGACATATAGAGACTCGGATGTAATTGGCTCTATGCCTTTTATAAGAACACTTGAGGATTGGGCAAAGTTTGATATAAATGACAGGACAAGATTTGACGCAACAATAAGCTCAGGTCTTGCAATAATGGCGAATCAAAAACACCTTTATATTCCTGAGAAAGAAAAAACAAAAATTATTATTAACTTTGCTAAATATTCAAATGATGGATTAACAAGTCAACTAATGAAATGAAAGATATAATAATTGATGTTCAATACTCAAGCTTCCCTAACCAATGGGCAACAGATAAAGAGAAAGCATCTGAAGGCTATGGTTTGCAAGTAGGTCAAGCAATACAGTATGAATGGTTTAGAAAAGACGGAACATCTTGCAGATACTACAGTCGATGGAGAGACTTCCATAGGCTAAAACTTTATGCAAGAGGAGAGCAGTCAGTAGCAAAGTACAAAAATGAACTTGCTATTGATGGAGACTTGTCGTACCTGAATATCGATTGGACTCCGGTCCCTGTTATCCCAAAGTTCGTTGACATTGTTGTGAACGGTATGTCAGACAGACTCTTCAAGCCAAAGGCTTATGCGCAGGACGCAATGTCGCTTGCCAAGCGCAATAAGTACCAAGACATGATTGAGACGCAAATGGCAGGAAAAGAAATCTTTGCAAAAATCCAACAGTTTACCGGTGTTGATCCATTTATGATGGACCCACAGAAGCTTCCTGAGAATGACGAAGAACTATCATTATATATGCAGATTAACTACAAGCCTGCAATTGAGATAGCAGAGGAGGTAGCAATCAGCACAATATTTGACGAGAACCACTACGATGACATCAGAAAGCGTCTTGACTATGACATGACCGTTTTAGGCATGGCCGTAGCAAAGCATGAGTTCTTACTAGGAGAAGGGGTTAGAGTGTCATACGTTGACCCAGCTAATGTAGTCCATAATTACACTGAGGACCCATTCTTTAAAGATGTATTTTATTGGGGTGAGATTAAAACTTTACCTCTTACTGAGCTGTACAAAATAAATCCAAAGCTTACCAAAGACGACTTAGAGCAAATATCAGCGTATAGCCAGTCATGGTATGACTATTATAACGTAGCAAGATATTATGAGAATAGTTTATTTTTTAGAGATACTTGCACTCTGCTCTATTTTAATTATAAGACAACCAAGAGAATTGTCTATAAAAAGAAAACATTAGAGCAAGGTGGTTTCAAGATGATACCAAAGGACGATGAGTTCAATCCACCGCAGGAAATGATGGAAGAGGGCAACTTTGAGAAAGTTGATAAGACTGTTGACGTGTGGTATGAGGGAATCATGGTAATGGGTACCAACTACCTGCTCAAGTGGGAGATGGCCGAGAATATGGTTAGGCCTAAGTCATCATCACAACACGCAATGCCAATGTATGTGGCTTGCGCTCCAAGGATGTACAAGGGTGTTATTGAGTCATTGGTTAGAAGGATGATACCATTTGCTGACCTCATCCAAATTACTCACCTAAAACTACAGCAGGTCATCAACCGCATTGTGCCGGATGGTGTATTCATTGACGCTGACGGCCTAAACGAGGTTGACCTTGGGACCGGCAATGCCTATAATCCTGAGGATGCATTAAGACTATACTTCCAAACAGGTAGTGTTATCGGGCGTAGCTTTACCCAAGATGGTGACTTCAATAATGCGAGGGTGCCAATTACACAACTCACGTCAAACTCAGGAGCAGGAAAGACGCAGATGCTGTTGGCTAACTACCAGCACTATATGGACATGATACGCACTGTAACAGGGCTTAATGAGGCAAGGGATGGCTCAACACCAGACCCGAACTCATTGGTTGGCTTACAGAAGCTTGCGGCACTCAACTCAAACACAGCAACAAGGCATATCCTGGAGAGTGGACTATACATCTACCGTACTTTAGCAGAAGCCATTACTTATCGTGTGGCTGACATATTAGAGTACGCTGACTTTAAAGAGGATTTTGCCACAAGAATTGGTAGGTACAATGTGTCAATACTTAACGAGATTAAAGACCTTTACCTATATGATTTTGGGATTTCTATTGAGATTGCACCTGATGAAGAGCAAAGAGCGCAGCTCGAAGCCAACATCAATATGGCCTTATCAAAAGGTGACATTAACCTTGAGGATGCTATTGATATTCGAGAGCTTAAAAACTTAAAACTTGCAAATCAATTGCTCAAAGTCAAACGCATTAAGACTGCGGAAAAAATGGAGCAGATGATGATGCAAAAGCAAGCAATGCAATCCCAACAGCAAATGCAATCCCAACAGATGGCAGCGCAGGCAGCAATACAAAAGATACAACTCGAAGCACAAGCTAAAGCTCAAGTGATACAGACTGAGATTGAATTAGAAATGAAGAAAATGGAATTTGAAGCAGGCATCAAGTCAAAACTGATGGCAGAGGAGTTCCAGTATAGCGTGAAGCTGCACGAGATGCAATACGGTACACTTGCTCAGCGCGAGAAAAACAAAGAGGAAGAAAAGAATAAACGCATCAGCATTCAGAATACTCAGCAGTCAAAACTCATAAACCAAAGGAAGAACAATCTACCTCCGATGAACTTTGAGTCCAACGAAGATAGCTTAGATGGTTTTGATTTAGCAGAATTTAACCCAAGATAGTGTGAATCTAATTTTTATTTTATATTTTTGCAACAAATAAATTTACTCAAATGGAATTTAAATCAGTAAAATTAGTCGAAACCGGTGAACAAAAAAGTGTTCAAGAGGTAGAAAAAGAGCTTTTAGAGAAGCATGAGCAGGCATTATCACAAGAAGTACCGCAGGAAAACTTCTCGCAAGAGATTGACTTAAAAGAAGAAGACGTTCTTTCATATATCGGGAAAAGATACAACAAGCAGATCAACTCATTCGATGAGCTTATGTCTGAGCGAAAAAGCACAGATGATATGCCGGAGGATGTGGCTGCTTATATGAAATACAGAAAAGAAACAGGCAGGGGCTTTGAGGATTTTCTCAAGTTGAATAAGGACTTTGAGTCCGTGCCGGAAGAACAGCTTTTAAAAGAGTATCTGCTATCAACTCAAGAAGGTCTTGACGAAGATGACGTTGAGATGATGATGGATGAGTACAGATACGATGAAGACCTTGACGATGAAAGCTATATTAAAAAGGCCAAAGTTTCCAGGAAGAAAGCTGTAAATGACGCAAAGAAATTCTTTAATACACAGAAGGAGAAATATAAAATGCCCCTTGAGTCGAGTACGGCAGGTGTTTCTAATGAAGAGAAGGAGGAGTTCGATGCATATCGTGAGTATATCAGAAATGCTAAAACTTACGAAGAGGAAAATAATCGCAAACGTCAATGGTTTGAGAATAAGACTAATGAAGTTTTTGACTCAGGATTCAAAGGTTTTGAGTTCAATGTCAATAACAAAAAGCTTCTTTTCAATCCTGGTGATGCTGCTGAGTTGAAGAGGTTGCACTCTAATCCCTCAAGCTTTATCGGGAAGTTTCTCGACGAAACAGGGATGATAAAAGACGCAGCAGGGTACCATAAAGCGTTAGCGGTTGCAATGAACCCTGAGCGCTTCGCCAAGCACTTTTATGAGCAAGGCGCAGCTGATGCAGCAGATGACTTTATGCGTAAGACTAAGAATATCAATATGTCCGAGCGTAAGGCAAATGAGTCAACTAGGGGGAGTGATGGATTTCAGGTTAAAGAGATTAATCCTGATTCTGGAAAAAGTTTAAAAATCCGAAGTGCAAAAAGATTGTAAAACATTAAATTCTTAAAAAAATGCCATTATTAAATAATCCAACATTCGCGCTGCAACCAGCTCCAGAAAGATTGGCTCTTTCATCAAACTATATTACCAACTTCGACTTCTTGAACCAGTATCTTCCTGATACTTATGAGAAAGAATTTGAGCGTTATGGTAATCGTACTATTGCATCATTTCTTCGCCTTGTAGGTGCTGAGATGCCTTCGAACTCTGACCAAATCAAATGGGCTGAGCAAGGTCGTCTTCACATCAAATACAGAAGCGTAGGTTCTGCTACCGCAGCTACTTCTAACACTGCTGTATTCCAGATAAATGATACAGGTGTAATATCAACAGCTATCCGTATAAATCAAACTGTATTTATTCAGGTAAATGCAACCGGTCAATTCAATAAAGCTGTTGTTACTGCTGTGTCAACACCTACAGGTGGTCCTTACCAATTCACAGTTGCTTTCTATGAAGCAGGTGGTCTTGTTGTAGCTGGCACAGGTGTTGCTAATGCTCAGTTCACTGTATTTATTTATGGTTCTGAGTTTAGAAAAGGTACAACAGGTATGCTTGGTTCACTTGAAGCTGAAGATGAGTTCTTCACTAACAAGCCAATCATCCTAAAAGACAGATACAATATCAGTGGGTCTGATATGGCTCAGATTGGATGGGTTGAAGTAACAACTGAGAATGGGGCGACTGGGTACCTTTGGTATCTAAAGTCCGAGCATGAGACTCGTCTTCGTTTTGAGGACTACATGGAGACTGCTATGATTGAAGCTGTTCCTGCTGCTGCTGGTTCTGGTGCTTCTACCTTCTTAGGTCAAGGTGGTGCTTTGCAGGCAGGATCTGAGGGTGTATTCTTTGCTGTTGAGAATCGTGGTAACGTATGGGGCGCAGGTCTTCCTACATCTCTTGCTGATTGGGACACAATCGTACAGCGTCTTGACAGACAAGGAGCCATTGAAGAGAACGTAGTATTCTGTAACCGTGACCTTAGCTTCGCCATTGATGGTATGCTTGCAGGTCTTAACGGTTTGTCTACTGCTGCCCCTGCAACTCCTTCATTTGGTGCATCATACGGCCTATTTGACAATGACGTAACTATGGCATTGAACCTTGGTTTCTCAGGTTTCCGTCGTGGTTATGACTTCTACAAGTCAGATTGGAAATACTTGAATGACCCAACTATGCGTGGTGGTCTTTCAGCTGCTGCTGCAACCGCAGTAGGTACAATTACAGGGCTTTTGGTTCCTGCCGGTTCTACTTCAGTTTATGACCAAATCATGGGCAAAAACGCTAAGCGTCCGTTCTTACACGTCCGCTACCGTGCAACTGAAACAGAAGACCGTCGTTACAAGACTTGGATCACAGGTTCTGCCGGTGGTGCGCAAACTAACGACTTGGATGCAATGGAAGTAAACTTCCTTTCTGAGCGTTGCGTATGTACCCTTGGTGCAAACAACTTTGTACTTTTCAGATTCGGTTAATACATTGCTTTGGGGAGGGCGTTGCCATAGCGCCCTCCTATTTTAAAATCTAATTAAATTAAATAATATGTCAGAGAAAAAATATGCCGACAAGATATATCGGTTAAAAAGAGGTACGCCATTGTCATACACATTAGTATCCAGAAACAATCCAAAGTTTCCGCTGATGTGGTTTGATGAAGCCAAAAACATAAATAGAGTACTAAGATACGCTTCTAACCAAAAGTCACCTTTTGAGGATGAGCAGGACTCAAATGTAATACTTGAACCAATTGTATTTGAAGATGGATTTTTAACCGTTGCAAGAACAAATCCGGTGCTTCAATCATTTTTATATTACCATCCAATGAATGGTATTGTCTTCGAGGAAGTTGACAAAGAGAAAGAAGCTAAGGATGAAGTAGAAGATCTTAACCTAGAGGTTGATGCTTTAATCCAGGCAAGAAACCTTACGATTGAGCAGCTTGAGATGATGACAAGGGTACTATTCGGTAAAGACCCTACCACCATTACAACTGCCGAGCTAAAGCGTGATATATTGGTGTTTGCCAAAAACAATCCGCTTGATTTTTTACAGGCATTCAATGACCCTGAGCTTAAATACCAAGCTAAAGTCAGATCGTTCTTTGAAGATAAATTACTTGCCGTCAGAAATAATGGCAGAGAAATATGGTTCAATACGCCAACCAATAAAAAGAAAATGTGTTCAGTGCCACATAACAACGACCCATATGATTTTGCTGGTCATTTCCTGCAAAGCGATGAGGGCTTAGATTCACTCAAGATGTTAGAAACATTTTCTGAATCGTAAAACAAAAACATAAAGAGGGTGTAAATATATACCCTCTTTTTTTTATATTTGTAAAAAAATACGGATGATAAACTCAGTAAGGAATACAGTACAGGGTGTCCTGAATAAGAACAACTACGGATATATCTCTCCGCAGGACTTTAATCTCTATGCCAAACAAGCACAGATGGAGATATTTGAGGAGTACTTCACCGCATATAACAAGGTGATTAACATGGAGAATGGCCGTGTAGCAGGCACTGACTATGCCGATATTGAGCAGCCGCTTGCTGAGGTTCTTGAGTATTTTCTTGTCTCCGATTTTTTAGTTCCTGCTGTCACTTCATCAGGATTTACCGTAAACCAGTACTTTGCTCCATCGCTTGTAACAGTAGGCAATGACTACTATATGATTAACAAGCTGTTATGCTATAATGTCAAAAAAATATCAGGCGTTACATCAGCAATAGTAGCCAACCAACTTGTTGACACAACAGTAAACTTTACAACAGCAGGAGTAGTTTACGGTGATATTGTCGTAAACCTTACAACATTAGAGAGCGCAGAAGTAATGCAGTTGGTATCATCAACAGTCCTAGACTTATCGAGCGATATTTTCCAAGGTGTAGCAGAGGTTTATGTTATATACTCATCAGTAGGGGTAGATGCCGAGAAGGTGTCAGTAGGCAAGATAACAATGCTCAACAACTCGCTGCTTACGGCTCCATCAACAGTATTTCCTGTTTATACGCTTAATGAGGCAGGCATCATCACGACCTACCCGAACAGCATAAAAGGATACGGAGCGGTCAATGCAACGTACTTTAGATACCCATTAGACCCTAAGTGGACATATATCACTCTTGCAAGCGGTGAGCCTCTATTTGACCAAACACAGCTAGACTACCAAGACTTTGAGCTGCCTCTTGAAGAGGAATATAAACTTGCTCAGAAAATACTGCAATACTGCGGAATGACAATCAGAGAGACTGAGGTGGTGCAGTACGCACTAGGACAAGAGGCAGGAAGAGACGCTAATACTTAAAATAATATACAATGCCATATATATCACAGTTTCAATACTATACCAATAATGGTAACGCTCCGACAGATGCTAATTGGGGGTCATATCAGTATGTGAGCCTATTTGACATTGTCAATAACTTTCAGCTGATGCACACCGGCAACCACTCATTGGTAAATAACGAGGAGCGGTTTAAAGTGTTGTTCCATGCAAAGAGAGCTATCCAAGAACTGAACTATGACGCGTTCAAGGAAATTAAAGCCCTTGAGCTTAGTGTCTGCGATCAACTGCGCTATGTGCTTCCGTCAGACTATGTCAACTGGGTGCGCATCTCACTATACCATAACGGTGTACTTATGCCGCTTAGTGAGAATATCCAAACGCTGTCCTCCAAGGCGTACTTACAAGATAATGACTGCAATATCCTATTCGACCAAAATGGCAATATCTTGGAGCCACAATACTCCAACATTGACTACGATCGAATCAAAGGAACCAAGAAGAGTATCTACCTCAATTATGGCCATCAGTTTCACGGACATGAGGGATATTGCTGTGACGGTAATTGGTATTTTGAGCATAGCATAGGCGCTAGATTTGGCCTCAATACAGAGACAGCTAATCGCAATCCTACGTTTAATATTGACAAGAAAGCAGGGGTAATAAACTTTGACAGCGCAATCTTGGGTTATAACCACTACAATAATAATAACGATCCAAACCACAATCTCTCTGCAACAGTTATCCTTGAGTATGTGAGTGATGGCATGGAGAATGGTAATGACTCAGCCATCTCGGTCAATAAACTATTCGAGCAGTATATCTATGCTGCTATCAGATATGAGATATTGAACAGTAAGTTTGGCGTACAAGAGTACATTGTGGCTAGAGCTAGAAAGGAGAAGCAGGCGCTTTTAAGAAATGCAAAAATAAGAATCAGCAACATTCATCCTGGCAGACTTCTAATGAATTTGAGAGGAATGGATAAGATAATCAAATAACAATGGCAAACTTTACGAGGACCTTTACTGCCGGTAAAATGAATAAGACATTCGATGAGCGAGTAGTCCCTGATGGGGAGTACATTGACGCTATGAATGTCAGGATGGGATCGACAGAGAAGTCAGAGGCAGGAGTTATTGAGAACACGAATGGTAACTTGCCATTGACTGTGTTATCTTATGCTGGCAATCCATTGAGTACTGATGCTAGATGTATCGGTGCTATCAATGACAGTGCAAGAGAGACCTTGTATTGGTTTGTTCATGACCCGATGTTTGTTAAGTCAAATACTAACAAGATTGACCTAGTTGTTTCTTTTAATATGGTGTCTCAGGCATTGACATATCATATTATTAGCATGGATGATGGAGGAGGCGTAAACACTACATTGAATTTCAACCCTGA